TCTTTGTGAAAATCGCACCTCATTCCATGCCAATTCCAATATTCATGCCCTTGAAAAACAAAGGGGTTTAGGCCGGTCTTAGTGAAGATTCCGTTTATTATACCTTGATCGTGGCAAACGTGCTGCGCCTGATCCCCAGCTAGTTCTTGACACTGCTTAAGTCCTAGCTCAATATCTATATAGTTCTCTTTATTAAGTATATAAAGTCCAGCTTGAACCTTGTCTTTTTCTCCCCGTATATGACTTCCGTGTCCTGTCCCCACGAATGGATTGTCTCCCATGTGTTTATAAAATTCTTTAAGCGGCTTAAAAAGGAAGAGGTCTATATCCATCCAAATAAACGGGGGCTTGCGCTGTAAAACGGCCAGCTTGTTATTGAAAAATTGTTGATGTTTAATAGAATGCTTTCTTCCTCGGGGTGTACGATCGACCTGAGGCGAGTCTATCTGTTCTATACTTATATTCAATTTGGGATACCGTTTTAAAAACTCTTCAAAATCTTTATAGAAAAGCACGTTTGATTTTACGCCCGTAAAAGAATTAATATAAAGCAACTCTATTTCACACTCGTTGGCATACATATTCAAATGATGTAGCCAGAGCTTTAACATTAAATAATAATTGTTAAGTAACTCCTCCTTTTCTTGCCCAAACAATTCTATGACTGTGGTTATTTTCATCCTGCACCGTGACTATCTTGCATAAACTTTTCGCTGCCTTTAAATGGGTCTGGCTTATATTTAAAAACGCTTGCTCCATTAAACCTACAAGCCAGTAGTATTTCATGCCCTTCAGAGTAAGGATTCACTTTCCCCCTAGACATATCCGCCAAGTATTCCCAAGTATTCAAAAATCCATTAATTTTATCCGGCTCCGTGTTAATATATATTAGCTTCTCGCTAACCGGTCTATAATAATGCCATAAGTTAGCACCAAAAAGCTTAGAATAAAAGTCATATTTTTCCGCATATTGACCCTTGCTTAAAAAGGTCCTAAAGTAAAAGCCCCTTTGCTCCTTAACTAAGAAGTCTTTATTCCATTTTAATATATTTATATCGCTATCTATGTATAATATTTTAGTATAGCCCGCATTAAAGGCATTTCTTATCGCATGCGTTTTTAGGTGATAGTTAAACCAATTTCTTGTTCTTGTTTCCCTAACGTCCGCAATCCATTCAGGAGTGAAGTTAAAAATCTCCGCCCTATCTTTGTAACTAGCAAAAGACTCTGTATCATCTGTAGTAATAAATATTTTTGTTCCTTCCTCTGTTATGTCGGTATTTGATAAAAGATTATTTTTTAAGTATTTGTTATACTTTTCTCCGGCACTTAAGGTGGCGATACAGTAATCTTTCATTTTAAAATGGCAGTTATAGCTAAAACTAGGTCATTCAAAGACGGTTCCCTATGGGTTTTGCTTTCGATTATATTAACATGCTCCCTCTCTAGGATATCCTTGGGTACCCTTGCACCGATTTTAATTCGGTTCTTAAGGTAGTTGTCCTGTAGCGTCTCAAACAAAAAACAGTTCACGCTAAATGGATTCCAGTGATAAGTGTATCTAGAAAAAGTTCTAAGTCTATACCCTCCCCAAGTGAGGTGCTGCGTGCCGCACAAAGAAGCGAAATGAATCGGTCCGCTGCTTTCTCCCACTACTAGCCTTGAGGAGCATATAATATCCGCTAGCTTTTTTAAAGGTATATCCCTTAAGTCTTTTGCTCCGTCCGGACAGTAAGAATCTTTTTTAGTCCCTATGAAAGACACTTTATATTTACCATTCAATTCTTTAAACGCTTCATCGTATACTTTTCTTTCTAGATTTTTGCACATACCCCCGCTCTTAGCTCTTGCGTGAAAAATAATATCATACCCTTCTTCTATTGGCTGCCCATATCGGATAAATTTCTGGTCTAAGTTAACGTTCCCTGCTGATCTAGCCACGTGGTAATGACAATCGTCCTTAGTTATTACTTTGTAATCCGAATACTTTGAAATATCTAAGTGATCGTCCAACGGAACGAATTCGTCAACAAAATCTTGATATAAATATCGCATACTTTCTCTACTGCACACTACCGTTCTGTCATAAGCTGTTGACAGTTTCCTTACGTGCCCTTGGAAACTAAAAAGCTCGTGACCAAACTCGTGCCTGTATGGGCCAGCAAAAAGTTTCATTATATATTATATTCAATACCGCTGGGATACATACACTGAAAAATCTCACATTTATTATCTATTTGTATCTCTGGGTAGTAAGAGAAGTGAAAGTGATGTAGCGTTGTTTGCTCCGTTAAGCACATGAATTCTTCAATAAATCTATAATATTTATCCATAAAATTCATGTAATATTCAGTATTGCATATTCTCATGCCTCCATTTAAAAATACCATCTTATGTCCACCGCTAGCGTAGCAATCTTCAGAGTAAGTTTCTGACTCAAACCTTTTAACGTCCCCGTAATTTGCAAAAAATTTATTAATATAAGCGTACCATAACTTGCCCCTTATTCTCATGGGCCAATACATACAGTTAGACTCCGCCCCGAAAAGCATACCGCAATCTTTTTCCAAGAATACTTCCAGTTTTTTTTCTGGGTTGTCTGTTAAAAACACGTCGCTCTGATCGAATAAAAAAAAGTAAGGCTTAATATTTTTATTATTTTTAATATAATGATATAATGTCATCATCTTAGCTAGCGGCCAAAAATGATTGTCTTCCTCTCCCTCCTTGCCTAGCCACTTCGGATTTAGAAACCAAGTGTGCTTTTTATCTTTAAACGGGTATCTTTTTTGAAGCTCCCCAAAATACCGTTTCTCACCCAAGTTAATGAAGTCTAGGTTCAGTTTTCTGAGGCAGTCTATTAACATTAAATTATTTAATGAATTATCAAAACAAAAGATTTGGGTCTTGTCTAGCGCAGTCGGTCGCCTAGAGTTTTTTTCTAAAAGGTTTTCGAGTACGGCAAGATTATGCCTATATTTACCAAGTGTCGAACCATTAAAATGAAAAGCTAATGCGCTCATCTTTCATAATTAAACTCCACTACGTTTGGTCCCATGCACTGAAAGATCTCGCACTTATTATCGACTTGTATATCTGGGTAATATAAAAAATGAAAATGATGCATAATAGTTTGATCATTTACATCAATAAATTCCATAAAGAAGTTAATATATTTATCGAAGAACGAAACAAAGAAATCTGTTTCCGCTAAATATGCCCCGCTATTTAAAAATAAAAACTTTTTACCGTTAGATTCGTGAGCGGTCGGTGAATAGGTATCTACTTCAAACTTCTTTAGGTCTCCATAGTTAATAAAAAACTTATTAATATCAGGATATATTGGATTACCCCTAATCGCCATGGGCCAGTACATACATTTGGTTTCTGCATTAAAAAGTAATTTGCATTTTTTTTCTTCTAGTACTTTTATTTTCTCTTGTAAGTCGCCGGTAATATATACGTCGGACTGATCAAAGAAATAAAAATATTTTTTTGTTTTATTATTCTTTAAGTAGTCATAAACAGCTAGGATTTTATGGGTTAAGGTAAAACCGTCCTTCATTTTTTTCTTCGCTGTTAGGTTGCCGTACCACTTTTCTTCTTCGTTAAGCTTGTATTTTTCTCTGAGGGGTTTATAATATTTTTCTTCGCCCAAATTAACTATTGGTAATTTAAGCCTATCCGTGCACTCAAGCAGCGTATAGTGGTGAAAAGCGTTATCAAAAGTCAACACCTCGCAGTCTTCTAGCTCATATTTACTACCCGCCGCCTCTATTACCTTTTGCTTTAGAAACCAGATATCCTGATCTGAATACTTGGGCTCAGCGTGACCATTAAAATGAAATACTACAGCCATAACTAAAAGGACGGCTCTCCCTTCTCTGCTCTTTCTGCTAGCTTTCTTTCTTTAAAATTAATGCCAGATATTTTTTCAAAATCTTTTAAGTTCCTTTCTGTTCCTAGGCCATACTCTCCAAGGTCTATTCCGTTATCTTCCATTCCCAGCATTTGCCTTAGTCTTTTAAGACTCTCTTTATGTAGTGATCCATAGCCGATTTTTTGATCCGCCCAGTGACATATTCTCTTCTCTCTGGTGTAATTATGAAACACTACATTTTCTGAGGGATAAAACATATCCCACCCTCTAGTCCAAGACCTAGTCGCTAGAGAAATTTCATCTCCAGCAAAATATAAATCGGGATCATATTTATATTCCCCTATATGCTTAGCTAGGGTAAAATAAAAGTGTCCCGAAACAAGCATAGATCTCCCGGGTCTACCCGTCTGCTCTTCCTTGTGGACTCTCCTCTGCCTGAAGGAGACCGTTCCTGTGTCGTTAAACCTCAAGCAATACATTTTAAATAGATCATCTCTATTCTCGTAGCTCATAGGCTTTTGATCAAATGTAAAGGCCGTACAATAATGAGAGATTATCGGTTTTTTAGAGGGTGCGTCCTTAACCATATTAATTAATTTAGTATCCCAACCAGTTTTAAATCTCATATGGGAGTCTAACTGCATGGTGTACTCTGCGTCGCCCTCAAAGTACAATTTTTGTATCATATGCCTTGCCCAACCTAACCCCGGACTAATATAAAAAGGAACTCTGATAACCCTGAAGTTCTCTTTGCTATATTCTGGCAAGTTTCTGTTTTCTGGCCCATACTGATCACAGATGCCTAGGATTAAGTTATTAGGCTTATCTGCCTTTGCTATTAAGTCTTGAATGGTATTCTCTACATCAGGATCTCTATAGCTAGCTATCTGTACATATATTTTATTCTTTGCGTTTTCTCCTACCTTATCGTTCCCTTCGACTTTAATCATCGGTCGTGGCTGGGGCGTGGCCGAGTCAGCGCTCTTTGATTTCCAAACGCCCTCTATTAAGTCACCCCTTTTCTGAATCTTTCTTCTCTTATAGTCTACTCCAGTATACTGCTTATACTCTTCCAGTGTTCTGGCCTTGCCTAAGCCATACCTTTCGTCTTTTATTTTTCCTGATGTTAGCGCTACAAATCTTTTCACGCCCTCTTCTGCGAGCTTCCTCTGAGAAGGATGCACATCTGTGCCCTTTTTAAAATATTGATCACTGTGGTTTTTCTTGGCTCCTTCTCTGTAGAAATGATGCCAAACATACACCTTATGAGGGTAAAAAATATCCCAGCCACGAGTCCAAGCTTTAATTGCTAGCGCTGGCTCGTCCCCAGTGCTAATGATCGCAAACTTATCGTCGTACGGCATTTCTTGTAGAATTTTTGACGACGAAAACATGAAGTGTCCTGAGATAAAAGCTCCCGGAATAGGATTCTTTTTCTTCCATCTGTGCCTTATCGCTCCAGAAGTTAACACTAGCACTCCGTTATCCCTAAAGTTTTTGGGGTGCATGTAGGTACTAAGTCCATCTTTTAATTCATCTCCTTTCTCTGGGTAATACGGTAAGGTTCTAGAGGTTAAGATTGGCTTAGAAGATTCGCATCTAGCTAAAAGATTTAATAAATGCCAGTCCCAGTCTTGGGCGAATCTCATATGAGAATCAATTTGTAACTGAAATTGCTCGCCCCTCCAAAAAGCCTGACTGATCTTCCTCCCCCAGCCCATACCCAAACTATCTCTATAGTCATACCTAGCGTAATTGAGCCCCCCGATCCCTTCGAATAAAGGATCCTCGTCCTCGCCAAAGGTAAGCGGTTCATCTTCTCCGTACTGCCAGCATATACCGAACGAAATCCTGCTTTTATCTTTCGCTTTTTTAATAGCGTCTTTTACTGTCGGAATTAATTCCTTGTCCCTATACGAAGCGATATTTATAAATATTCTATTCATTTTCTTTAATCCAATCTTCTAGTATAACTTGTGGTTCATAGCCCAATAAGTCTCTAAGTTTACTTATATCTGCTAGAGTTTCTCTTGCTTCTCCCGGTCTCTGAGGTATGAATTCGACGTCTCCTTTTATTAACTCAACCAAGTCCAACACGCTATGATTTTTTCCCGTACCTACGTTAATTACTTCTCCCAAGGCTTCTTTATTGTCCGTAAGCGCTGCTCGAAGGTTCGCTTCAGCCACGTCAGAAACGTGCGTATAGTCTCTTCTCTGTAGTCCGTCTCCCACAACGGTCATAGATTCGCCCGCCTCCTTCTGTCTTTGAAAGAGTCCAATAACTGGCGCATATTGTCCCTTTGTCGGTTGACGCTCTCCGTAGACATTAAAATACCTGAAAATAACTGTTTCTAAGTCCCAAAGAGAGTTATACATCTTACATAGATCTTCCGCTGCTACCTTGCTTACAGAATAGGGGTTTAAACAGTCCCTAGACATGGTTTCTTTGAGCGGAGGATCATTTTTGAGGCCATAAGCGGAAGAAGTAGAGGAATATACCACCCTCTTAACTTGATTCGTCCTAGAAGCTTCTAGGACGTTACAAGTACCAACAAAATTAGTTCTGCAGGCCTCTTGTGGCTTATTTAAGCAGACCATAATTCTAGCCTGCGCAGCCAAATGAAAAACATAATCTACCCCATCGAAAAGTGGCCGAATCTTGTCATAATCGCCTATGTCTACGTTATTATATAAAGCTCTTGTATTGTGGTGAAAATTATCGTTGCATTCAGCAGAATAATTATCAATAACTACGACGTCATGGTTAAGATCTACCAATTTATCAACGATGTGGCCGCCAATAAATCCGCACCCTCCAGTTACTAAACATTTACTCACATAAAAAATTTAACAGGGAAAAACAGGAAGTCAACAATTAATTTGACTTTTGTCTTCCACTTCATGTTCGCTTACGACGCCTTAGGGCCCAGTCAGGGTCCTTCTCTTTACTCTTAGCGACCCATTCGAAGTTATTCTCTAAAATAAATTCATCCACAGCTTTAACCACTCCAAATCCTAGCTTATTAGCGTAGTCATGTCCGCACATTAAGCCTTGTTCTTTTAATTTAGGCAAAAATATTTTCAGATCCGACTTTATGCATTCATAGAGATGACAGGAATCAATATATATAAAATCAAAAAAGTTATTCTGAAAAGAATCTACGACATTATAGGAAAAATCTTTTTTAATTACAACTGTTTTATTTGTAATCTCCTTTGAAAAAGCAGCCTTAACTATATCAAGATGCTCTGGGGTACTATAAGCTGTAGGTAAGTTTCCAAACTCCTTGTATGTAGGCTCTCCGTTTTTATCGCGCCCCTTTTCCCACGGGTCTATTAAAAATAATTTACTTGGCTTAATGTATTTAAATATTTTCAGAGAAAAACTCCCTGTAAGGACCCCTATTTCTGCACAGACACTACCTTTAGGTGAAAGACCAGAAACGTATTTTACAAACTCATCTCGATTCTCTGTGATTCTCATGCTAATTGGTGGAAGCGGCGGGAGTCGAACCCGCGTCTTTAAAGCCATCGGCTCAAATGTACTACAAGCTTAGTCAGTGTTATTTTTCGTGCTTCATCACTGACAACTACACACGAGGTTGGAGGCACTTTATTTATCCTAGACTCCTCACCCTTCCTAGTTTTTTTGCTCGCTGTCGACGCCCTAGCTCCTTAACGAGCATCCAGAGTAGGACGGGGCAGAACTTATGCTGCCAGCTGGAGCTCTTCTTCCTCCACGTAGCCGAACTTGGCGAGAATCTCGTCAGCTTCAGCTAAAGAAGGAGCGAACTCCATGTCAATATCACTATTGGCATATATGTTGTTAATGGATATTTAAAGAGGCCAACCATTATCCTCTGCTTGCAATCTGGCGTAAGGTTCTAAATCGAATCCAGTACGCTCCCGTGTTTATATATTACACGTTTTCCTAATGTATGTCAATATATCGTCCACTTTTAAATGAAGAGTCCTTTCGGGAAAAAATTACGTTTTTTATTTACTTGGAAAAATTAGGAATGAGACTTCCAATACCACTCGTAAAACTCTCCGGTGTTACGGCCGGGCATGAACAACACTACACCATCGTGAGTTTTATATGCGTGAGCACTTATAAGTCCCACTGACCTGCCCATTTCCGTTGCCTCTTCTTTGGAGGTGAAAATATATTTTTTAACGCTATCAATAAATGAAGCTTCATCAGAATTATTTATGATGCCTGAAGACTTGCTGATTTCTCCGCCGTAATTTTCCACTACTTGCCTGATCGCGCTTAAATCTGTGGCGATTGTCTCAACCAAGTCCTTTTGTGATATTAATTCATCCACTCGAGCAGTGGACTCTTTTTTCTTGGCCTTAATCTGATCGGTAAAATCTATTTCGATGGGTTCAGGTCTCTTTTTCATTTTTGCTACATTATTATATACACTAATTAACTGTTTAAGAAAATAAAAAACGCAGCGGGTTGTTGTTACACATCCCGCCACGTTCGCTCCACCCCACAAGGCATACCCCTCGGTCCTTGGAATAGCTTAATCTAGCGGCTTTTTCTGTAAAATAAGGATCTTAGGGTAAGTTACTCGAAGCATGTATGGAAACATTTTCTTCGCCGCTTTTTCGTCTGCCGTGTCGTCATCTTTATCGCTCTTCGCTTTCGGTTCGTGTTCTACAGGCATCTTTTTTAGATCATCTTCGCTAGGCATAGGTACATTTTTGTCTAATGCCCACATAATTTTATGCTTTTCCGCGTACTCAACCATCCTGCGCACCGGCACGATAAGATTAAAGCCCTCTCCCGCTCCACGGACCAACATTCCTACATATCTAGCGTCTTTTTTTAAATATACTCCACCTCCACTCGATCCGGGGAACGCCGTACAAGTTGTCTGATCGAACACGAATTTATTTAATGACTTAATTAGTCTACCGTGCTGAGAGTAGATACCATCAGTCATACTGTTCGCTCCCATTTGCCCTAATAGCGAACCAACGTGTAAAAGGTCTGTGCCTAACGGGGGAATCTCTTTATCAAGATAAAAGGCCACCGTATCTGTAACAAAATTTAACTTTCTCACGCGCAATAATGCGAGATCGTGTCCGTCTTTGGCGTCTGAGTATTTTAACACCTCTGCGTCCATTTGTAATCTACCGACGGTCCTTCCGTTTTGCCTGATTTCTTTTACGACCATCGGATCTTTAAACTCTACGATCGTTTTCGATGTACCATTTATCACCGTCTTTCTAGTAGACCTTAAGTTATCTATAACATGACCGGCGGTCCATACTAAATTCACCAAATTACCATCTTTATCTTTTCGACTAAAGATTACCCCCGACCCTTCTCCATTAGAGAATTGGCCTTCGGATCTAATTGTGACAGAAACGTTCTGAAGATGTTCTGCCGTGGACTGTTTCTTCTCAGCCGCAAACGATGACGTTGCGATGGTGAGACCGAGGATAGTGGCGAATAAAGTTTTCATAACTCTTTAATTAAATATATTATACTATAGCACGACAAGCAAATTAAATTTTTAGTTACTTTTTAGTGTAAATTATTATGATGAATTTGATTATTACTGCAGAGCTAAGCTCCGACCCTCCCTCAGAGGGGCTGTACTTTCGTTTCCTTACTATGATGGCTAAAAAAGAGTTAGATTATGACGTAGTTTTAGAATCAGAACAAGAAATGGTAGATATTTATTGGAAGTTTCTGAAAAGAAAGGGGTGGTTTGATTTTATAGATGACATCGTCATTCCTGAATGGAGAGTGGAGGGAGTGAGGGTTGATACTAAAAATAATTATCCGATGACGATTCAAACGCCTCACATTAGGTGCGAAAATACTCTAAATTTATTAGGGCAAATAAAATCTATTAGAAATAGTCTTCACCCCTAATAACCTCAAACTCTATTCTTCTATCATCAACGAACCCTTCTTCATACAGGTAATTAATTATACTATCCCTTTCTTTTTCTGAAAGGTCGCTTAGGCAATCGTAAATATATATTTTTTTATCTTTCCAAAAATTTTCAGTTGGATCTTTGTCATATACCTCCACAAACAAGCCGTTGAATTGTATAGTATGTGTTAATTTTTTATCCATTCGACTTTAACTCGTCTATTTTTTCTTCGAGCCTATCAAATCTATGATGCACAACTTTAACTAAATTAGTAAAATCTTCTTTGTTAACATACTTTTCGGGAAGGGAAAGAGCTAAATCATTAATCTGCTTTGTGACAAGTCTATGGTCCGAATCATGCTTGTCTTCGACGTCGTTAACTTCTGTCTCCATGTCTCTTATCTGATTGTACATGACCTTGAAAAGCCAGCCCGCAACGGTAACAAGAACGCCGAATAAAATATTCACAAGAAGTTGAGTATCCATACTATATATGTTTACACTAAAAAAATAAGCGAAACCCAATAGGCCTCGCTTTTTAAAAAAAAGTTTGTGAGATTAATGCTTCACTACATCCCACACCTTTTTGGAGCCCCATAATAGTGCTAGCCATTTAACTGCCGACTCGAAATCTAAACAGCCAAAATGCAAAACTATACCAAAAAGAATTAACAATAATCCTGATTGTAGCTCTTCGTCTCCTAAATTAAACCAGAGGGAATCCCACTTTTCCAAGCTCCACTCTTTTAGGTGGCTGAGTTTCAATTTTAATTTACCCCACAAGCTTAGCGAGGGGGCCTTCTTCTTTGTTCTTCTCTTTTTCATGATAAAAATAGCCCCTTGTGAAGGAGCTCAATTAATTATGTGTCTAATATTATATACACTTTTCTGGTATAATGTGCTATAATTATACCTGAGAACATGTTAAAACTTAAAGAATACTTATCAAAAAGTAAGCTTCGTAGTGCGTCAATTTTATTAATTTTAATGCTTTTTTCATGGTATTGCTTTTTTGGCTACAAATATGGCTTTGTTTATACTGTAGGTGAGAGCATGGAGCCGACTTACATGGATGGAGAGATGGTTATAGTGCAGAACGTAAGGAACTTGGGCAGAGATTGGGAGCCCTCTAGATGGGACGTTATTATAATTTTAGATCGAAAAGAAAAAGAAAAATTAAGTAAAAGAGTTATTGGTTTGGCGGGAGATCGGATTAAAATTAAAGAGGGATTAATTTATGTAAATGATAAAGAAGCAGGCGGCACCTATGGTAAGGGAAAAGTTACTATGCAACTAGTAGATGAAAATGATAATGATTTATATTTTTGGGGCACAAATGAAAAGGTGACTAGAAACGTAGAGGAAGCAGAGTTAACCGTGCCCAAGGGGTACGTCTGGATTATAGGCGACAATAGACCCGTATCGTGGTATGGACTACTCCCCGTCAAGGACGTTAAGGCTTTAGTTATTTTTTAAAATCATGAAAAAAATTACATATCTATTATCATACTACAATCAAGCTGACTGTTTAAAGTACACCCTCGGAGTTTGGAGAGATTATCCCCAAGAAGTGAAGGACTTAATTCATTTTCAAATTATAGACGATCATAGTAAGGAGCTCCCAGCGAAACCTGTAATAGACGAAGAAGATACAGAAGGGCTATCTCTGTCTCTCTACAGGGTTGAAGATGATTTGGTTTGCAATATAAGTGGATGTAGAAACCTTGGCGCTCGACTAGCTGAAACGGAATACATAATGATATTGGACATGGATACGATTATCCATGGAAACATAGCTAAAGAATTACTAAAGTTAATAGAGAAAGACAAGCGATTAAAATCTAAAAGCTACAGTTGCGCGCACAGATTTGAACACCCCGCTGTGTGCATGATGAAAACCGAAGATTACTGGAAAATTGGAGGATGCGAAGAGGACTTGGTGGGCCACTATGGTTATACTGATCACTTATTTTGGTTGAGAAACGAGGAGGGCAGGATTGTTGATATTAAAAAACATGTCCTACTCGGTGGGGAAAGCCCGCTAGAGCTTAATGAAGACGGTGTCGCTCCCATAATCAGAGACCCTCATCACAATCATATGCTGATTCGAAAACACGCGCAAGAAACCGAAGCTGAACGGGGAGAGGAAGATTTTCCAAGATACAAATGGTCTAATGACTACGTAAGATTTGGGTGGACTAAATTAATTTAGGTCTTTAATGATCTTATCGATTGTGGGCCTCGTAACTTGGGGCATACAAATAATGTGAGCTATATCATCCTGTACGGCTAGCTTCCACTTTTTTACTATCTCTTCTTTAGGTCTGGGAAAGACCACTGTTATAGCATGATCATTTTTCCAAGCTTTTATTCCTGCCTCATTCATTTTTCGCGTCGCATAATCCGCTGTTCTTACGCAGTATCTGACTACCTTTTTAAAACCATTAAAGCCATATTTTTTTATAGCATACCAAAGCACTAGTGGGGTAAAACCATTACGTGAGCCGCTAATAGTGCTGTCCAGTGAACCAACATACTCAACTGCTCTAGAAACCCTGCCTACATTACTTTTTAGCGCTAAAACTATACCGCAAGGAATCGGTGAACCAATTAACTTATGGCCGCTAATAGACATGCTTTGTACTCCCGTTGTAAAATCAAAAGGCGGCGCATTATCTATGAAGGGTAAAGTCATGCCCCCTAACGCTGCGTCTACATGAATATAATATTCTGGTATCGCCAGCTTCTTTAGCGCCTTTTTGATTTCACATATACTGTCAAACCCCTCTCTCATCGTCGTTCCCACGTTGGCAAAAATTATTGGCGGCGCGCTCCTCCAAGTCGACATCATGTTAGACAAGTCTTCGTAGTCCATTTCTCCATTAAGCCTAGACTTTATCATAACGTGCTCCATGTTAAGCACTCGTATGTTTTTGCTTACGCTATAGTGCGTGTCTTGAGAATAATAAACTACTCCCTTCGGATACAATTCTCTGGCCAAATAAAGCCCATACAAATTACCCTCCGTCCCACCGTTAGTTACGTATCCCCAATAATTTTCCGAGGGCGCTTTGTATAATTTAGAAAACCAGTCTAGCACTTCTTTTTCAAAATCTCTAGAGTCTAATCCATAGTAGCTAGAACTAAACGGATCCCCCACGTTATTTAAGGGTATAGATAAAAAATCAAATAGCTCCGAATAATCAAAGGACGAGTTTACAGGATACCCAACAAACGTTTTTTCTTCCTGCTCTAAGCGTTTGTAAAAATCTTTTAACTTTTTTCCGTCCTTTTTATTCAACTACGGCTCTTCCTTTGTCACGTTCCCAGTCTTTTTCTTGCCTGTCCACATCAATATTTCTGTTTCTTGCGGCCATTAATACGTAGGACACCATTCCTTTATCTAATATTTGGTGCAGCAACGATGAAATATCTTTGGGGAAACAAGTGCCCCCAAACCCTCTCTTACCGTCCGGTCCGGGCACGGAGGTATGCGTGTCCCCTATTCGATCATCGTATAATGTAAGCTCTCTTACCTTACGGTAACTAACGTTAGCGGTCCTGCAAAAGTGCTCTATCTCATTAAAGAACGCCACCTTGGTTGCCAAAAAAGTATTTCTAACATATTTTGTAAGCTCCGCTTCCTCTGTTGTAGAGAAAGTCATGTGCGGCCTATGCGTTAACACTCCATCATGCCAAGCTGCGTCAAAAATCGCATAGATTTCGTCTCTTATCTTGTCGTCTCTTTCATTTGTCCCGAGTATCCAAGTTTTCTGCGACAAAAAATCATGCTTCCAATTTTGTTCCGTTAAAAATTCTGGCATGAACATCGTTCCCAGTCTTCTGGAGGTTCCGACAGGAACCGTGGACTTTATGACTGCTCTGCCTTTATCAAAGCCGCGACTAGCCAAATCATCTATAACTCCCTCCACTAAAACGAGACTGCATTTTCCATCTTGATCCATGGGTGTAGGCACGCACACAAAAACAAACGAACAGCCCGCTATGTCGTCCATACTTATCCCTTTCGGGCTACATTTCTCGGCATCTATGTCATATACTAATACCTCGACATTTCTGTTCTTTAATAGGGCGGTTGCTCCCCCTACGTAACCGTTGCCAACAATACCTATCTTCATCACTTAATTATAACATGCTATTAATAAAATTTAAAGGTGTTTTCTACAATATTCTTAATTTTTTTTAAGTTGGGTGCGATATTATCTTCTTTATCTGCATCTACGAGTATTTGTTCATACTTTTTTATCCCGCAGGTTTTCGCAAGCATTACCTGCGCTTGATCTGGTCTGTTTCTACTACAGTACTCATAATAAACCGAGTCGTTATCTCTATTGCTATATAATAAATTCCTGAATAGACTTCCATGACACCCGATCACCAAATTTGGTTTGTGAAATAAAGAAATATGTCTAGCTAGCCCTTCCGACCCGTCTACTTTGATAAAATTTTTATCTTTTAAGTAGTTCCAGATCTCGTCCTCATTCAACATTACCCTGCGAGGCCTAGTTAGAAAAAGATTTTTGTTAAAAAATTTCTCCTCTGGTTTGTATTTTTTATAATATTTTTCACGAAGCCATTCTAATTTGTCTGGATCTATTTGAGAAGGAAAGGCATCATGGTTAGAAAAAGTTATTTCTTTTACAAAGAACACCTTATCTGTTAGTGGAAGCGTCCTTAAAGAGTTAAAGCCAAACGTATGAAGATGATCACTAAAAAAGTTAAAAATATGAGGAGTTTCAGCACGCACTAGCAAAGTGCTTCCTGTGAGCCCGTTATCCTCATAGTCTTTAAGGTATTGGGTTGCGTCATGTACGTGTCCATAGGCATACATGGGAAACCAAGGTAAAGCGAAGCAATATTTTTGCTCCTCTAGTTCTATGACTTGGTTATCTCGTATCATAGCCTTCATGTGCTCTAACTTAAAGTCCGTGCTCTCTGCGAGTACGCCCGGCGGAGGGTTTATCACTCGAAGTGGATAAGCGTGTCTCCAATAATGTGAGTTTAGGGGGTGGTCTATAAGGTTATGGTGCTCGTCTACGACTAGCCCACTCCTTCCGTGAACGAAAACGTTTTTATATTGAGTTATCCCGTTCATTTTTTCTTTTTAAACCCAAATGAGCAGCCCATTTTTCCTATTAGCTCCCTGTCTTTTTGTTCGGGTAACGAATCCAAATAATCTTTAACCCCGGGGTAATTTATATGGCCGTAGTCATGAAATAGCATGTATCCCCCCGCGTTTAGTCGCGGCCATAGTCTTTCCATGGGAATTCTGGTATTATCATAACTATGATTATTATCTACAAATATAAACGCAAATCTATCATCCGGAGGTAAATCGTTATATGTTTCGGTAAAATCTCCTTGGTAAAAAATAATTTTATCTTTGATGCGATGTTTTATGATATTATCTTCGAAATATTCTCTGTAATAAAAATCAAAAACGTGCAACTTCTTATCTTGAGGCATGTTATGACATATGTGTAACGTGGACCCACCCTCATAACAACCTATTTCTAAATAGTCCCCTTCTAACGCGCGACATTCTTCAGATAAATTCAAAAGAACTTGCTTATCTTCTTCGGACAGTAAACACTTAACATCTTCGTACATAATTTAGATAAACTTATATCTAAAGTATTCTATCTCTTTTTGGTATGCTTCGGCAACTATATTTTTAGTTTTTTCGTTATAATATGTTGAATAATGCGGATGTTCTGTTACATTTTTTCTCTCTGGAGATTTATAATCGACCCCTATTTTTTTACAAATATATCCCCAGTCTCTTTTAAACGTCTCAGTTTTAAGGATAAAGTCGTATAAGATCCTGCCCTGTTCATCTACTCCAAACCCGGCGCGATTGGCGCGATTAAATATGTACCCTCTATAAAATTCATTTTCTTTCACGTGCTCTTCAAAAGTCATAGAAGAATATAATTCATGTGTGACATGATCTGGTCTAGCAACGGAGTATTCATAACAAGATACTACCATAGCCCAAGGATTTCTGTAACTTAAAAAAGTAAAATACTGACTCTGGTCCCAGCCTTCAGATTTAAATAGCTCCGAAATACGAGAAAGTTTTACGTGATCATCGTAGGGCTCAACATCTGGGTGTGGTAGCGCTGTCTTGATAGACAGCGACGCCGTCTTAGGTATGGCAGCATAAACAAACTTGTGTTTGTGTGATATTATCACTCATAATAGTTTACACATTATTTGACATTAAGTCCTTGATTTCTCTCACTCTCGGGTAACCGCTTCTAAAGTAACCAAAACCCTGTTCGCCCCGATAAGCCTTCGTAAAAAGCTCCTCTCCGCTTTCTTTGATGTCTCCCTCTGATAGAATTTTTTCTATAAGTTGATAAGTCTCCCTTCTAAAACTCATAGCTTGATCAAGATAATTCTTTCTTATTTTTTCTCTGTCCCATTTCTTTTTGACCGCTTGCTCTACGGCATCCTTAACCGCTTCTTGAGTCGGCTCGCAAATAATAGAGTTGTATTTATTATAATAAACTTCCCTGCCGCCCGTGGCGTCACTCATCGATATAACTGGCACACCGCACAGTAAAGACTGCGAAGAGCTTCTGCAGGCCCCCTCTGTTAAAGAGGTACAAACATAAGCTCTTGATAAATTATGGAGCTCTCTCATTTCTTCTGGACTTAAACCTCTCTCATTAATAAATGCGTGGGGTATATCTCTCATGTCTATTTCTCCGTGGAATTTTTCCCATGAAGTTATCCCGCCGACAACCACAGCCAAGTTCTTTACTTTACTTGCTAACCAAGGCCTTTTGTGCTTATTAGGTCTACAACTTAAGAGCCCGTCATACGACTTACTTATATCCATGGGTTTCCAGAAATCCCAGTCTACATAACTACTCTCCCCTATGTACGAACAGTTTATACCAAACGACTTACACTCTTCAAATTGCTTTGGGTAGTTGCATAGGTAGAAAATATTATTAATGTCTACTCCTAAATCGTCGCACTCTTTTATTTCGTTCTTCCAAGTATACTCTCCGGCATCGAATGGAGTAAGGGAAATAAATCTATCTTTCTCTGTTGCGAACTGTAATGCATCGAATCCCTGCATAACCCCCCCCGCTATTACGTAGAGATTTAGATTGCCCTTATAGAGCACAGAAAAGGGGTGCCTGCCTTCAGTGAATGCGTTTCTAATTAACATTTTCTATAAGCTCCTTAGACGGTCGATTGTCTTCGTAGAATATTCTTTGCATTTTCCTGTCTTTTTTTGTGCTCCAATCCGGCCTCATGGTTTTTATGTCAAATTTATCCTTCTTGTAAAAAATTAAATCTACCGTATTTAAAAATCCATCTATATAAAGTGGGTCTGTTATATCAAAAAGAAAAAAATTATAACCCTCTAGTAAAGCAATAAAGCTAGCGACGTCTCGGTTGCTGTAAGCGTGATCTTCCGTCATCCAAAATCTAAATATATTACTTTCCACTATAACGCAGTCGGTCTTACTTAATAAATCCGTACACCCTTGTAAGACGACGTAATCGTTTCCATCTACATCTATTTTAATTAAATAGGGGTCATCATAATTTTTATCTTTTACAAAATGATTTAAACTATTTGACCATGAATCCCCCATCTCTTCGAATACTAACTCAAACTGGTTAACGTTATCAATATATTCTTTCATTATACTTTCGCCATACTCTTCTTTTGGTTCAAATATCACGTGCTTTGACTCTTGAAAACGGTGAGCTAACGATGGAGTGCCGCTATATCCGCCCCCAATATCAAAAATCGTCTTAGGATTTAAGCCTGCTTGCTTCAGCACAAAAAGAGAATCATACTTCGTGGGCTTTCTAAATTCTAATTCCTTTTTCATAATTATCTTTTAACCATTCTGTAGTATTCTCTATCGCCGTTTTAAATTTAGTAAAGTCTTCAAAACCCAGCCTTTTCAACCTAGACATATCGCAAGGCTTTCTGTGTTGACCTCTGGGCATTTTAGTATCCCATATTATATCCCCAGTAAACTCCATGGCGCTCGCAATCTCTCTACTCGCTTCCCTTATAGATATCTCCCGGTCATCCCCTATATTAATTAGATCATAATGACATTCATTATTCGCAAGCCAAATTAATATCTTTGCTATATCCAAAGAGTAAGTAAACTGCCTGAGGGCCATGCCGTCTCCCCAAAGGCACGCATCGCTGCCCGACTTTTTTGCTTCATATATTTTTCTTATGATTGCTGGTATTACATGTGAATTATTTAAATTAAAATTATCGTGCTCGCCAAAAATATTAGTTGGTATTACTCCAATAAAATTGCACCCGTACTGCTTTCGGTAGGCCCTCATTTGAACTTCCATCATTCTCTTAGCGTGCGAGTAGGCAAAATTTGTTTCATGAGGCGGGCCAAGGTGTAAATAGTCCTCCTTAATGGGGTAGTCTGCGTTGTTCGGGTAAATACAGGAGCTTAATGCACAAATTAATTTTTTTACTTTGTACTTATAGCACAGCTTTATAACATTTGAATTCATCTCAAGGTTATCGTTGAAAAACTGGACTGGGTATTCCGCGTTCGCTTTGACCCCTCCTACTGTCCCAGCTAGGTGTATAACTTTCTTAGGTTTATAAACTCTAAACATCTCTTCTGCATGCGTCACGCGCCTTAAGTCATAAGTCTTTGAGGAAAGGTACTGTACCCCCTCCGGACTTAAAGACTGTATTGCTTTCCCTACCAAGCCGGTTCCTCCCGTAACTAAGATGTCTGTTTTCATTTATACTTTTTAAACTTAAGTTTCTCGCCTTGATCGTACCACGCTTTGACTTTTACATAATTTGCTGGTTGGATAACGCTGTCCGAAGGCTCTACAAAAAGATAGTCTCCCAAAACTCTTTTTTTTCGGTCTCCCGCTGTAGTTCTGTAATCGACTAGGTGTAAATGATTTACCTTTATCTTAAGACTAGGGTTTGATACCTTCAGTCCACTTTTAAGTGCTACCATAGCTATCCTACTGTCGCAACCTTGATGAGCCAAGGGGATATTCGCTTCGCTTGTATCTATAGCTATCGGAGATTTAAATATCCATACGTCTTGACTTTTTTCTGACCCGTGCGGAGGGCGATAAAACTCCGTTTCGCCATTATCTTTTATATTCCACCTCGTTAAGCACAGGAACCTCTCGCTCATATCTTCATGTTCTAGCTGCTTTATTGATTCATCCAAAATCATATCACTATTAGCTATGACACATATCTCTCCTTTAAGATGCTCATTACAGTATTCTATGTAGCTCCTGTAAGTGTGCTCTGGGTTTTCAACGTAAGTTATTTTCTGATCGGTATATCCCGGATCAGCAAGGTTATCCATTATAAACAATACAATTTCATCTATGAACTCCTTAGATAAATTTTCTTTTAAGCACGTAAGGTATTCTTTTTGCCTGTGCTCATTTTTACACTCATAATATGATGTTAGCAATTTTATTTTCATTCATAATGCCCATCATAAATTACGTACCCGGTTCTGTCATACTCATAATGGTTCATGGGATCTAAGTCATTTTTAATCATAAAGAACTCATTAAATCTATCATTATAATTGCAGTCTTTCCATTCGAAGATTCCATTTTTATCTTTTTTTAGATCTCTATCTACATCTATCCCTTTCAGTAATCTCATTCTAGTCGTGTACCCTCTGTTCGCTCTTTCTCCATGAAATTTATGTATAACATTTGTTGGGACAAATCCCATATTCCCTTGGGTATAATCAAACGCTTTTCGAGTGTAGCTCTCTAGGTGTGGAAGAATAGACGGGCAATATTTCATATACTGATGCCTTTTCCAAGTATTCTTTTCTTTATCGAACGCACCTTCCTCACCAAAGCTCCTCATCATTACTCCATCTCCTCCTCCAATAATATCGTATTCATATAGTCCCACTTTTGTGAAAAAATCTCTGTTGGCCATCCAGCCAAATCCGGGATGATACCTACCCATATTATTCCAGTCTCCTTTTCTGTGATAATAAGCGTAACCGTTCGTATGCTTTACTTCTTTTTCTTTTCCATCGTGGTCTAAATAAATCGTATGCACATCCCCTAGCTCTAAGACTTGGTAGTAATTTAGCATTTTTTTAGCCTGCTTTATCCACTCGTCCTCTTCTACAACTATATCTGAATCAAGCCACGCAATCTTTTGAACTTCTTTGGGCAGCTTTCGAACTAAGGCATTTAATAATGCCTCCTTGTGCCATAAGACCGTGTTCGTTCTTATCTTCCAAAACGCGTCCTTAATAAAATGCTCTCCGTTTAGGGCTGAGAGCTCTACGGTATACAGGTCTGCCCCCTGTCTCTTTAAGCTATCTTTAAATTCCTCATACCTTTCTAGCATGTAGGGGTTTTTTCTGTAAGAAAAAAAACACGTGATTACCGCGAAATTATTAATCATTTTTGATCTGAAGTCGGTTTCGTTGGAGTGGGCTCCGGCTCGTCATAAGAATCGTACTCTATATCTACGTTATCTCCCGGATCTCCGCCGCATACAATATTCATGGCGTCGCACATAGACTCGAATGATTCATCGTTTTCTATGTTATAAAAAAATTCTACCTTAGTATCCCCGTTTTTTAGGGGCTTCATAACGCAAATCGCGTATTCCATCTTCTGCTCCTCGAGCTTTTCCTTCAGGTCATATACAAAATCCATGGACATAAAAATTACCCCCTGTATATAATAAAGCAAAAAAGAAAAAAAAGCAAATTGAAACTACTTGGAGCAAAGATACGGAACTACTTCGTCTATACCCATTAGGGTAAATACTTCATCAGTTAATCGATCTATCATATCATCATGCGTAAACCCTTCTGCGTCTGCCCACTTATACTTTTTTACATCAATAGAAAATGCCCCTATCATCTCTTCTTTTTCTTTTTTCTCATTAAGAATATGAAGTATACCTATAGCCACGACTTTATTTTGGTTGTGGCTGGACATGAGGTAACCTTCTGACTCTATCTTTTTAATTTGAAGCGGACAGGAGTCGTATTCGCGGGACTGATCTATGAGCTCTGATACTACCTCCTTTACTAAGTCATGCACATATCTAATTACACCATAAAAAAGCCCACTGCGAAAAAGATTTCGCAGTGGGGTGCATGAGGAAGGCTAGTGCTCAACTAGCCAATTTTTATTGAGCTTGATCTTTCCCTTTGGCGTCTTGGACTAAGGGTTGAGGTTCTACGGCACCAGTGACATTATCGATCTGATCCTGCATCGTGCTGTTCATGCTATATACTACATAACCAGTCAAGCAAAAGTTAATCGCAAGCAAAAGCACTGCGATCCGCGCATACGCAGTCTTAACTGTCGTGAACTGGCTGTTGTTAGTTTCTGTTTCTGTTCTTTTCATATGTTGAAGCTATGATAACACCGTTCCTTAGTCGAGTCAAGTTAATTGATAATTATTTTTTTACTTTTTTCTTCCTCCCTTTTTGTGAATTTAATATAAAGCATTCCGTCTTCATGTCTAGCAAGAATGTTACTTTTATCCGCTTTTGATGGGACTAAATATGATTTAAAATAATTTTTATTACCTTGTTCTGCCTTTACTTTAAGAATATCTCCGTCCACAGAGAGATCAATATTGTCTTTATTAATCCCAGCGAGGTTAAGTTCGATGTTATAATCTTCATCGCTTTCTTCGTAATGGTTAAAGTTATCCCAATCAAGGTTGTTGTTGAAAAGGCCGTCGAATAGTCTATTGGTTAATGTATATCTCATAGTGAGATAGTTAAAGCAATTAACGTGCCAAAAAAAACCTGAAAAAACAGGGAGTTTTACTCGGGGGAGCGACAGTATGGCACAATTTTATAAAATGCGAGTGCGCCAGCTTTTCTCTCTATTTAAACTCTGCAAAAATTCCTCCATCAAGATAGAACTTAGCGGAATCACTCCCTAGCGCTTCTAATATCGTAGACTTATGCTCTTCGCTTAACATGCATAGGGAATTAACGTAAGCTTTTTTTGCGACATCCTCCCTATTTTTTTTCTGACAGCCACAACCGACACCTATGTTCTTATATTTTGTATAAAAATCATACAATTCATACGATAAGCTATGCAGCCCCGTGGAATGCAAAAAAGAATAAAGCTCCTTGGGGTCGCGGAACTCTCTCACGGTCTCTCCTTGTGATTCTTCTGCCATATTTATATATACACTCTCTTATCTTTTAATGTCAAAAGCTATTTTATCTAACCCATTATGCTGATAACAGGGCAGGACTTGCGCTGTAACATGACTTAAAAGCGCTATCTCAAAAAAGCCGTCATTTCCTTGTCCTCCCTCTAGATAATGTATATCCTGCATGCGAGGGATGAATGGTATAACTTTATGTACTAGCGGATGCCCTTCAACTATATCAAAATAGGCTGGTGATGTAGCTACATATAAATTATAATTTGGATACTGTTCTTTTAGGTTCTTGAATAGGCTTGTAGCCATATATACGTCTCCTGCGCTTTGAGGAATTGCGTAAAGTATCCTTTTTCCCTTATCGTCTTCGTCAAGGAAATCGGCAATCGTCTGCTGGGATATTAATTCTTTTTGGGCTACGCTCCTAAAATAGTTTTCTATGTCGCCCCTGCTTGTTCCCTTGCTAATCTCTCCCATCCAGTACCGAAACCCCTCATCTGATTCGGTCATATTCATGTCTAATATGTTTTTATATAAAGAAAAAATCCACTCTTTGTCTGGTAGAGTTTCTTCTACATGAGCCTTTGGGTTCTGAGATTTCTTTATAGCATAAACACTTTTCTTGTCTTTTACCAGCGGGCAGGAGTCGATAAAATCCTCAAAGTGTTTTCCTATCGCTTCTATTGAAAAGTTTTCTATTACCCACTGCCTCGCTTGCTTACCCATCTTAAGTCTCTCTTGAGTGGGCATCTCGTAGACTTTTTGCAACTGCTCCGCTATAGACTCATGCTTCGTTGAGGCCTTAATGAACTCTGTGCCTTGTTCTCTGTACTCCGCCCAATCTAAAGGTAAAGAGTAAGCTTCTGGCTCACAAGCATCCACTCCACAGCTATAGTTCGTAACTAAGGTTACTAACTCGGTGAGTTTTGCTTCTTGAATGGGAATCTCTTGCCCTCCAGAGGTAAATGGATGGCAATAAACATCCATTAAGTTGTACACTTCGTTTAGTTGCTCTTCTGTGACTCCGGCAGAAATGTTGGTGGTGTTTAGGCACTTCTCTCCCCCGCAACTTGGGCAATTTGCTCCTTGTCCTTTAAACTGGTGGATAAAATAAGCGCTACACTGATTGCAGACATACGAACAAAGTATCTCCTCCTTATTAACTCCGTGCTCTTCGGCTAATTTATGGATATTCCATCCTTCTCCGAAGTGAGTATGTAAAAGTAAATAAGACTTGACATCCTTATTTCTCTCTTTAAAAAGATTGTATCCCTTTATTAAATTCGGTACAGATTTTCTAAGTTGATTCCTAAATACAAACCCTATGACAAACGCTGACTGGGGTATGCCGAATTTATTTCTAAGCTGCACTCTCTCTTGATCTTTTAGTCTAAAAAAATCCTTATCTTCTAATGGGCCGCGAACTGTTTTAACATGACCTTGACCTAGTTTTTTTAACTCTTCCGTAGCGAAATTGCTCCAAATCCAAAAGTTCTTTACCTTCTTACTGGCCTCCACTGCCGTAGGTAAAATCGGTAGGGAGTCCAGCGTAGTCCATATCGCTGTATTCGATCTGGGGAACCACTTTTTGTTAACCGCAAAATCTACACCCCAAATGTCCTGAACCCCTATGTAAACGTCCGGTTTAATTTTATTAACAAGCTCGTCAATTCTATTCGCTCCATAGCTTGCCATCTGTGCGAGCTTGGGGTCTCTGTTGAGTTGCTCTATTTCGCTAGGATCAGAAGACATCGCTCCATGACACTCCCATGGAACCCTCTGGTACTGCGGGTTATCATCTGTCAACCCACAACTCAATTGGACCAAGTCATACTTTCCGGTTTTATAAAGATAAGACAATATTAACTTCGACACTTTTCCGAAGCCCGTCTTCATTAAGGCGAAGTCGCTATGATAAAGGACTTTTTTCTTTCTTTTTTTAGAGAGTACGGTTTTACTCATTACCAAGTATCCTCTTCCTCGTTAGCTAGGGATCTATCCGGTTTAGATTTATTTTCCCTCTTCTCTTTCATGATGTCTTTAATTTTTTCCTTTTGAGATTTAAGATGAGCTTCGTGCTCTTTCTCAAAAATTTTACGGAGGACATAAATTAAAAACTCTTTCAGGTAACGAGCCTCGCTAAAGGTGAACCCGATAACATAAGAAGCTTTGTTTGCTGAGTCTTCTTTGTCCTGCTTATAAACAGAAAAAGAAAACCCTATTTGCTCGCCGTTACGCAGATAGGGAGCAAACTTAATTTGAAGAGTTTGGTTTTGGCTATTGTGATAGTTAGAAAATTCACGATTGGTTTCAATACTATCTATGAGTCCCCCTACTTCCGTCGGATTTAATTTTACAATAACTCTCTTGTTCGGGTTGTCCTTGTTCTTTGCGAATGATCCTTTCTTTGCCTGATCGTTCCAGCTGGCCTGTTTAATTAAGGAAGACATTATGCTTCCGTCATAATTTGACCAAAAGGAACAGGCTGAGCCTGTATTTTTAGAATTTGGTTTATAAAACTGAATCATAGAATAATATTACCTTTTTTCTTATTTTTTGTCAACTATTTTTGAGCTCCGAAAGCTTAGTATAAACCTTATTATCTTGGACTGCTATTAGATTTGCAAATACAGCGTCCTCTTTCTTTACTCCTTTAACTATAACAATATTACCCTTTTCGGGCAAGCCGTTATTCATCGTCTCGCACTCTTCAATATTATTATTAAACATAAGGCAGTCAATAATTCCGGTCTCGTCTGAAACAGAAACTTTTAAATATTTATTTTTATTCTTCGAGGTTCTCGAAATGATGTCCTCTATAACGCCTATAAACACGGGACGCTGCCCCGCGCGAAGAGAGCTAACATCCTCTACATACGCAAGACCCGCCCTCTTAGAATCAAAGATGGTTTTAAGCCTAACGCAGTGACTGTATCCTAATAACTTTCTTTCGTAATACCAATTAGCAAACGTTTCTGAGCGGCTATTAAGCTCATAAATGCTCTTGTAGGGTCCAGATTTCTTTTTGATCGTCCCAAACCTAGACTCTTTTATCACATCCTTGCCGTTATCCCCTTTGAACCCCATGAGCTTCTTTATAATCGCCACCAGATCGTACTCGTATTCGTCCGCAAACCGCATTACAAGCCTCTTTTCTCTTTCGGTAAGTATATTCCACACCTGAGCCTCATAAACGACCTTAGAGCGCGATTGCGTGAATCCTTGGAGAGCTCCAGCCTGTATTAACGCTGACAATACTCCGATGTTGAGCCCTGCCTGTTTGGCTGCTTGAAAAGTTTCAAATTTATCGGCATATTTATTTCTAAAATTAGATAGCTTCTCTATGCTTTTATCGCTAATCCCTTTAATTGATAATAAACCGTAGCGGATGTTGTCCCCCTCAATTGAAAAATCCATTTCTGATCTCGTGAGGTGGGGAGGTAATAGTTCGATACCAAAAGAAGCAAGCTCCCTTTGTATCTTGGTTATCTCACTGGTCGGGTCTGGCTCGTGCCTCGTCATTTTTAATAAGCTCAAAAAGAACTCTTTGGGGTAATTGAATTTAAGGTAAATCGTAATTGCTGCGAGCGCGGCATAAGCAATAGAGTGAGCCTTGTTAAAGGAGTAATTCGCCGAGTCTTCGAGTACCTTCCATAAAATGTCTCCCACTTCTTTATCTAACTTATTTTCTTCTACCTTGTCCCTAATCTTTTTCTTCCACTTTCGCACTTCCGCGACCTTTTTCTTACCCACGATACGCCGTAATATTTCCGCTTCATCTAGAGTAAACCCAACCTTATTCGCCATCTTCATTAGTTGTTCTTGGTACAGGGCGACGCCCCCCGTCTCCTTCAATATCTCGTCAAAGAAGGGATGAATGGGATCATAGATATCGCTGTTTGTATACGTAGCATATTGGTCCATATACGCCATCGCACCGGGTCGAGCCAAAGCTAATACCGCGCTTAACTCTTCTAAACTTCGGGGCTTTACTGTCTGACTGACTCTATGTGCTAGATCCGCTTCGATCTGAAACAGGCCGTGAGCGGTTCGGAGGTCTTGAAGGTTCTGGTAAATTGTCGGATGATTCAAATTAATATCAACCAATTTAATTCCAACCTGCTTGCAAACGTCATCCGCTACAGATACTCCCCTAAGCCCCAACAAGTCTAACTTCACGTTAAAGAGAGAGGACCAATTCATGTCGTAAGACGATACGGGGTCCTTATCGGAAGAAAGCTCTGTCGGGCAAGACTCGTCCATCTTACCGTACGATAGTAGCATTCCCGAGGGGTGTACCCCCTTGTTTTTTACTAGGCCTCTCAACTTTAACGCGATGTCATAAATTTCTCTGTTTTTATCGCACCAATCCCTAAAGCTCTCTACCTCTTCATAAGCCTCGGTAAGCTCTTTAACTATACCGAACATCTTGGGTATGATCGCCGTGACTTCATTCATCTCTGACTCCGATTTTTCTCCCACAATCTTTCCGCACTCCTTAATTAAGAGCTTGGTGCTAAGAGTATTCAGAGTCAATATCTTACTTGTGCTTCCAGAGAACTTCTGTTCTAAATATCTGAGGACTTCCGCTCTTCTGTAGTAACAGATATCCAAATCAACGTCACACATTAGAGACCCATCAAGGTAAGTTATGCCGTCAACTACCTTTTTCTTGGCTCGAATTTTAGAAACAAATCTCTCAAAATATAAACCATATTTAACTGGGTCAATTTTAGTAACCCCAATAAGGAATAGGACAAGACTGCCTGCTGCAGAGCCTCGACCAAGGCCCGTTGGAATGCCGCTCCGGTGACAATAATTCATTACGTCCCATACTAAAAGCACATAATCGATAAAGCCTAGGCTCTTCAAAGTTTTTAATTCATACTTAGCTCTCTCGACGTAGTCGCTGTGTTCTTTGGTCCCCTTTTTAATGTCAAGCTTATTGAATCCATCGAGGCATATTTTTCTAAGAAAATCGTAATTCTCAAGGTCCTCGCTAACTTTAAGTTCCCTCTTTATCTCATTCTCGATTTCAAACGAAGGTAATCTAACTCCATGAAGATTCAAGTCTAAGTTTTCAAAATCTCTAAAAAAATCACTCATATACTTAATTGATAAATCATTTTATTCCACAGTTTTAGGTTTAATTCTAAGTCTACTATCGCATCGTGGAGCTTTTCATAATCATGTTCTATGCCGTACTCTTTGCTTACGGCCTGTAGATTAGTCTTCAAGCCTTTCTTTCTGGTGTGCAAAAGTTTGTACTGATATTCTAAAACGCTTTCTGATTCGGGCTTGTGCTCTACGTTCATTTTGATTCCTCGAACAAGGCACATCGTGTCCAAGGTTTTCTCCATTAAGTGCTGATAGCTTAACCCTTGGCTCTCGTACATAAACTTAATTAAATAAATATCAAAGCCTAAAATATTATGTCCCAACACATAGTCCGCATTATCTAGCCAATCTTGTACTGTGGGAAAGATCTGTTCAAACTCTAGAGCCTTCTTGGCGTGACTCGTCGGACTAAAGCGCGTGATTCTCGCAGCGGCTTCGCTAACGTGAAGCTCTCTGTCATACTTAACGATAAAGTTCTTCTCGTCTATCTTCTTGCCGTTTACCGTTTTGATCATGGCGATCTGCCACGCTAGGTTATGACTGCCATGTAGACATAAGTTCTCTGTCTCGCAGTCAATAAAAACTAGTGTCTTATCCTTATTAAATCTAATTAAATGATCATCCATATTATCTATAAAGCCTGTGGCTGTCTTCGTCTCTGTGAAATTTACTAATCTCAATTAAAGTAACATCTCCCTCGTCTGCTCTCAACATGTGAGCTTGGCCTCTTTCCATCTCCATGCTTTCTCCCTGCTTACAGGTCATAGTAAACGGATGGTGATCTGGTTTTGCTATATCATGTAACATGTCCACACGTAAAACCCCCTCTAGGACATAAAATGTCTCATGCTTATCAACATGATAATGCATGGAACTATGGTACCCCTGTTTGATAAAAAGAATCTTACCACAATAATCTTCCTTATTATTATTTGCGAGCCATATTTCGTGCCCCCAATCTTTCTCTACTTTTTTGGGGTTAAACGGTACCATTTTTCCAACTTTCAAAACTGAATTGATCACTACACATATGGTCAAAGTTAGGCTTGTCCAGCGTAGTTCTGTTATTAATGCACCTAAAGGTTAGGTACGCCTTAAAATCTTTCTGATCCTTATAAAAAATACTTTTGACTTTCTGTGTGGGATATTTATCACCACAAAACTTCTTAACCCTCTCTGCGACTAGATTATCAAAGGGCAGATTATTATCCTCAAGAAAAAACGTGGGCTGCACGTAATCTAATTCGGGTACGCAACTGGAATACTCCAGACAGTTTCTAAATACAAATGAATCATAAAATGGCACACATAATTTCAGATCCTCATTAGACCAGTACGTTTTAAGAGATTTGAAATCGATGCGCGGAAAATAATAAAACCCTACCTTTGCTGCGTGGCTGTAAATTTTAATAAGCCTTTTATAACCAGCCTTATTCTTAGCAAATATTACATACTTGCACGTTTTAGAGAGCGATTCTTCACTCTTGTTCTCGCAATCGTCCAAAATCCTTAATCTTAAACCAAACGCCAATTTTAAACCCGCCTCTTTTGAGTTTAGGTACGCCTCTAGAAACCCACTCATATTGTCGTCCAATAACGTAACCCTTTTCAGACCGTTCTTAGCGCAAATGTCTATGATAGAATCCGGCCCATCTTCTAACCTAGACTCTGTCTTATCCAAGGTTAGTATACTACGCCCTAGGCTATAGTGAGATTTGAATAAAGGCACTACCTCGCTCATGATTCTAGTGTATGAGATTTCTGGCTAAAAGTCAAGAAAAGGATCGTCATCTTGTAAAGATTTTTTTGCATTACAATTTTTTGCTGGACAGCCATCGTAATGACGTTCTTCAATCGTCTGTCCGTCTTTCGGTTGAAAGTCATTTTCGTAAGAGCTTTTTAATTGGTTTCCGCTTTTATCTAAAAGAACGTAGTAATTAAACGGCTTATGAAAGGGACAAATCCAACCGCTCTTTGCGGGGCCGCATAACCAGTGGTGACCATTATCCACAGCATAATCAGCCTTAGCTGCGCTCTCGTCATACTCCTCTACTATCTTATTAACCCTTTCTAGATAATACTCAAACCCTTTAAGCTGCTCATCCGTGTACTCCAACTCCTGCGCTGGTGACCGAGGGAACTTTAGAAAAAGAAATTGTACAATACGCCGCTTTAGTTTAGGCCACAGCTTCTTGGAGGCTAATGAGTACATCATGGCCTGTATGTTAGTTTCTAATTCGTCCCCTTTGAATTTAGCTTTACTTGTTTTATAATCAACAATCTTAAGAAGCTTTTTATCTTTATATTGAACTGGCTTATCAATAAATCCATAGATATTATATTTAGGCTTCTTATTTTCGATTTTAAAGTCCTGCTCTGGGGTTTCTATGAACCCACCGTCTCCACCAAAAAAGTCATGGTCAAGCGCCACGTATATCATTTTATTGCAAAGATCATAATTTTCTTTACTCCATGCGTCATTAGCTTTGAGAAATTTAATAACCGTTTTATCTACGGGGACGCTGGCTTTGATAGATTTTTTATTCATTATCGCGTCATAATGCTTTTTGTGTCGGGGCTTAAGGAGTAACTCTAAAATTAGATGGCAGATCGTTCCCCGTAGGGCTCCATCATTTGTTTTGTCTGGTAAGTTCAAGTGGTACTTACACCAATACATCCAGCTACAAGTTTCCATAGTCTTCATTCTAGATGCAGACAGGAATATTTTCTTTTTCTTTTTACGCGGCATATTAAAGGCTAGTGTACCATTCTGAAATTTGCGCTGGGGTCATTTCTCCGAAGTCGTTTTGCGACGGGAGCGCAATTTTGATTTGGTTTTCGTCAAAGTACTTGAGGAGTTTCTTTTTCGCTTTTGGTGCGGCCAAGTTACCGGCGTGATTGCTTTCACTATCATTATTAAATGATATGATAACATCATTTGGGTCCAAACGCAAGAGCTTATTTAAGACTGCTATGTTAATGTCTAAACCAAAAGTAACTAAAGTGTTTCTAATCCCGCTCTCCCAAAGCGCAAGCATATCACCAATACTCTCAAGTAATATCGCTTGCTTTAATTCTTTTAAAATGCTTTCGTTAACTTGAGTGGGGTATGTCCAAGAAGATTTGTCGCCAATATGTTTCCATTTGGGGCGCTTTGTCCATTCGTCATTATTAATATCTCTGCCTGATACACCAATAAGCTTACCTCTTTCGCTGTAAATAGGGAAAACATATCTATCTAACATTTTTCCGGACTCACATACGCCCCCGCCGAACTCATCCAAAGTCTCGTCAGAAACTCCTCGGTCATTCCAATATTTATTATTTTTAATTAAATTATTTAGGAACTCATCATTTAATGTTTTTCTTTGCTTTACTTCTGGCTTTATTATTGCTACTGGTCTATCCGATCCTTTTGATTGCAGGAACTTTCTGGCGTCTTCTATGTTACAATCTAATGTTAATTTAACTAAATCTTCTAGACCGCCAGATATTCCTTCCTTAAAGTCTTTCCATCTTCCTGTGTCCTTGTTGATCGAAAGGATTACGTCATTATCTGAGTCACGATAAAGAGGGCGCGTTCTGAAGTAGCCGCCGTAATCTCTCAGGGTGTAACCTAAGTCACCCAGAACCTGCCTTATGTATTCGCTGTTCATAATAACTCTCCGTCATTATTATTAAAGTCATCTACTTGGTATATTTCATTCTCGCGCTCGATTATATGACGTAACGAGCCCTTTTCTTCAACTCCAAAGTTTTTTACATCAAAATTAATATAATTTGGAACCCATTTCTGAGAGCGTACTTCTCTACCGCCAAGGTTATCTACCATCGTCCTTCTCATGATGTCTTGATGCCCTGCCGCGTCTTTACCTTGGAATCTAGTTTTAAGTGGGACTAGTTTGTGCGTTCCGAACTCTTCGGTGTCCATCGCAATCTCATCTTGTACCTTACGCCTAAAAATTCCGACAAAACTAGCAAACCACTGAAGCCTGTCGGACTGAGCGGCAGTAGAAGAATCGTCTACAATATTTGAAGCCTTTTTATTTATATGCTCCCCGCTCCTGTTTTGCTGCATAGCTGTAATAATCGGGGCTCCCGTTTCTTCTGCTATTTTTTTAAGCTTATCTATTTTTTCTCCGATAGCTTGGTACTCCGCCCAATTCGCTCCTACTTTTTCGCCGGTCATTTTTATATAATCATAAGCAATAATTAAAGGATTGCCCCTCCCCACCTTAGAATAATAAAAGCGGCGGATAACAGAGCATACTTCATCTATGGTCATGTTACCCACTGAATAATGGTAGTAAGATCTCCCTTTCATTTTCTTCCAAGCCGCACGAACTTTCTCCACATACTCAGGGTTTTCTCTCCATTTTCCTGTCTGAATATACCACAGGGGCACTCCGGAAAGTGAGGATGCCGTGCGAAATTGTATTTCCTCCGTGCTCATTTCGGTGTCTAGAACTAGAGCCGTGCACTCATTAATTTGTGCGCTCTTTATACACATATCATTAATCCAAGTCGTCTTACCCTCTCCGGGGCGAGAAATAATAGAGTATATATTTCCGGGTAAAAGGCCACCGAAAAGTCGATTAAATTCTGTATAAGGCGTTACAAACCCGTTTTCTTCAGACGGATCATTACCTCGTTCTTCTACTACGTCTTCGAGCGTTTCGAAGATATCCACGGGCTCTTTGCCGAACGAAAAGTTTTCGAGTTTGTCGCCGTAAATCTTATCACAATTTGCTATAATTTCATCAACATTATCATTAAGATTATCTTCAATATATTTTCTCCCTTCATTAAATGTCCCGTGAATCTCACGACACATCCTGAGCTTGGATAATTCTCTTGCTGAATCAAGGGTGGTATCCTCTGTTATTTGTGTAAAAAACAAATCCTCTACATAATCAAAAATATTAATTTCATCCTTAAAACTTATTCCAAGGTTTTTAATTTTATTAGCTATAAGAACTTTATCTATCTTTTCTTGATTTAAGAGAGACTGTTTAACTACTGAATAAATAGTAGAATGAACATCTTGATAAAAATCCTTTTCTGTAATAAAGGGATCTATGTCTGGAAAAATTTGTGGATACTGTAATAGCCCGCTTAACGTGTGCTTTTCAACTTGATGAGAAAAAATCTGTTTCGACATGCTATTAAGCATAGCATTATTCCACAATCAAATCAAGCTTTATCCGGGGCATTTACACATGTGTGGCTGGGTAATATAGAAACTCGCTCGGGCGGTACTGCCTCCATACAACTGCGTCCGGGCCTGCACAGCACCCCAGTAAAAATTCGTTGCATAGCCGTGCGTCGTTATGCCGGATTGCCCCCACGACCAGTTGGCGGCGCCCGTGGCAGTAAAAAGAGGCCTAGACGCTGCTTTAAAATGTATATAGCATGTTCTATGATCTGTGAAGTGGATTGCACCCGGCATGTCATCGAGGGTCCCGTGCCGTGTCTTGGGAACATGATGGTCCCTGCTGCCGCCTGACGATCCGCGACCGTCCTCCCATGTTGGGTAACCTTTGTTAACAATACCTTGTCCTTTGCCGCCACGTACCCCGTTCATGTGTCTATAAGCTGATATGGTATACCTCGACGAGGCGCTATCGCTGCTTCTACTTAGACTACGCTTATAATTGCCGGGGTGGCAGGCGCTTATGTATTTGTTGGAATACCAATCCTTATTACCATACGCATTATAGAAAGACCTTACACCAAGTGTCCAAGCCGCCCGTCCCGAGTTGGGATCGTTGCCTACGTTTGGGAGGCCCGGCGAAGGTCTCCCGCCCAGCGTATTTTCAACCATCTTTAACGGACAGGGAGCATAAAATTGCTCGTATGTATTCCATACACCCATAATCTCTTTGAGGGTAAATTTTTCGAATTCTCTACCGCCTGCGCGCATGAATATCCAATTATCCATCTCCAATCTTGTCGGGCCGCAGCCGCACGCGATCCTCCTAATATAATTAGGCGTCTGTGCTGGATCACGATGCCAATCACCGTCGCCGGGGCTTGTTTCTACAAGCCTGCGCTGGTCATATTCGCCCGCCCCGCTAGAATTAGACATCGTGGCCTTTATAATGTACCAGCCGTCGGGCTGCGAGTTGCTGCCCATTATAGATGTGCCATAAAGCGTCCTTGCTCCTGTTGTAGACTTGATGGAAGCCCCGCAGGGGGACCCGACGCCACTACACCAAGCATTTGAGGCATCAGTGGCAGTCGGGCTGCCCGCGGAGCCTACTCTTTTGGATACTATCGGCGCTGCCTCTCCCAAGGGAAAACCAAATGTTATTCCGTCTGCATTAGGTCCGTGTTTACCGGCGTGAGGTTCACCTGCTACCGCCGGATGACTGCCCGGATCATTAATCTTACCGGCGTCCACACCGTACTCTATATCGCCGAACAATTGAGCAACTAATTGCATTCCTCGGATCATCTTGTCCGGAGGAGAGCTACAAATATTTTTACACTCATTCACTCCTCCATTATGGGTCCCAAGTAGTTCTTCCGCATAAGCGTTCAATCTTCTGAATCTTTTTCTAACATCGCTTTGAGTATCTTCGTACTGGGCATCTGTTCGCGGCTTAAACATGTTTGCGAAAAGTATACTTGTCATCATACTGTCGTCCGTTGGGTTATTAAGATCTTGACGTTTATGTGTATAATATTGATCAAGGCTAGATATGTTCCCCTCAAGAGCGAACGCTAAAGAAAATCTAAATGGTGCTGCGGGGCTGACTTTCATACTTGAAGGATCTCCCTCTCCATAATCCTGCCCTGAGGTTACTGGGGTAGCTCTACGCCCGAAATATATCTGGAAGTGTCTCCTAAATGCCCTCTTCATGGTTTCTTTAAACTGATCCAAGCCTCTACCGCTACCGAACATACCGCAGATTTTCCACCCAAACGGGCTCACGCGGTATCTTCCCAGTACTGTATCATACCCTTGACAATAATGACCCCAATTGTGCCCCACCGAGAAGCGCCAGCCCATTTCAGGTACAGATTTTAAAGGTAGCGAGCTACCCTTGGTCACCTCGCCCCAATTGGGGTCGTCAGCGGGGGGAGATTTAGGGCAGTTTCTGCATGTCGTCACGGCGGCACCAATATTAGGTGGTTCGACCGGCCAATTCTGGGCGCTATTTCCACCCGTTGCTACATCTACGGTATAGTCATGGGTGGCTAAATCTAAAGCGCTAGCATCAACGGGATTCCACCAGTATAATATATCGCCAGTATAATATTCTTTAGAGGCTCCCCCATCTGGGTTATAAAACTTATTCCATATCCACTTGTTGACATTATCGCGACCCTCATCATCTTCGTCGGCTATATGGTTTTCTACCCAATAATGCTTAGTATTAATATGACCCCAATAGCCCGCATAATACTCTCCTAGTAGCGGCGTTCGAGTTACTCCTTTATAAATGTTGTTCTTCATTCCGTTTTCATTTATAAATAAATGATAACTAGAAAAATCAGTATAAGTGGCCCCTTGCTGTGTGCCCACTAATGCATTATGGACAGGCTTAACGCTCCCATTCATCGGTTCTGAAATGTCAAACCTGTGCCAGTACCACTTATTACCTCCTCCGTTTTGAGTTAAGCTCTCTCCCACCTTTTGGCCCATATAGCCGCCGCCAAGTAAAGTTTTTTTATTATAATCTGTCTCCTTATAAACCCCTGTTCGGGAATTAGTAATTTGTTCTTGCCTGTAAGCTCTCCATTCTTTACCTAGCCACATTAAAAATATTCGCCTGCACGCTTCTAACAGTGCCTTCGCATCAGCATCCATAGTGAACTTGGCAGTGCCAGTTAGCCTTTTTAGTACACTCATATTCTGGTCTGCTATGTCCACAAATGAAGTGGCTCCTGCCGGTGCGTCGGCAAAAAATGATGAAACGTCAGAACGAGATCCGCCCCCCCACGGATCTGGCTCGGAGTTATTTAATTTTGTATAAAATTCATAACACAAATCCTGTAATTTTCCAAAATTCTTTTCAACATGATGCCATTCTCCAGCTTTTATGTTGTAATATTCATTCGCTATATTTCCGAACTCCTGAATAATCGTATTCCACGCTGCCGCAGCGTGCGAAAGGCATCTAAAATGTCCTTTACCCACAATAACTTCGCTCATCGGCCAAAACCAGTGAGGTGAAAATTTATCATTATAATCACTTGTCGAAGAAGGAGCGGTCCATGATCCAAATTTATAGAATGAATAATCTCCGTAAGCCGCCGCGGATGCGTGCCAATTATCTATTGCTGGGTCTGTAGCTTCATCCACTGTTAAACTCGCGCTCCCGCACAGGTCGTTACCTATATGATACTCTGGAGAGTTTAGTGTGAAATTTATTCCATCTGCCCTATGTGATAAATAAGCATAAAGCCTAAGTATTTTGGGTCCCCACTCGTCATAAGTAGGAGGATTGTAGACCGTAGTTTGGCTTAATCCCATACCCGTATCATGAAGATAATAGTTTGAAGGCGCAGCCACTTTTCTTTCGTCACTGTTAGATGGGGCTATGGACGAGCTAAGTTGATATTTAAGCCAATCGTCATGCGCGTTGGGAGAAAACAGTGTATTTGTTGGTGGATTACTTGAAACTGCTGGCCCTATACTCACTCCAGCGGACGGGGTATGTAATGTCCCCATGTTGGGGGGATACTTAAGCTTTCCTTCGTCGTCTCTTTCTTGCGAACAGCTTATGCAATCTACCTCTACCTCTGGATTTATACTTCCATCGTCTAGGAAGGTCACTCCATCATCCGCCTTATGCCATTTTTTCTGGGTTACATGATTTACGCCGTCATTCGTAAGGGGGTGGTGCGGTTGGTAATAATTTCCTTGGGCAGTAAGAGCTCTACCATCGGGGTTTCTACCTAACAACCCCGATTTCTGACAGGTTGCACTTCTCCAATATATAGTTAGCGGGATTATATCTAACTCCCTCTTCGCTGTCCTAGCTTTTGTTCTAGCTCGTCCAGCTTGGGATAATAAATATCTCCATACCCTGAAGTATGCTCGACTATTACAGCATAAGTCATCCCCCCTATCCCCTGCTCCTCCAAATATGGCTATATTACGAATACTACTTATTCCTGTAGAAAAACTTGGCATACAGCTAACACAGGCCGACGTAGAGTCTTTCATGGGGCACTCCGCTATGCCCGTCCATCGATCTAAATCCAGTTCGTATTTAGCCTTCCAGTGCTCCCAGCTTTCATATAGACCTTGACATAAATTGGAGTCAATTCCCGGGCCTCCTCCTCCGGTACCCGAGCCCCTCTCACAACAATTTTTTGTTCCAAATTTTATAGTAGAAGCTAGCCACCCCCAGACCGTACCAATTAAATTATACCGATAAGGTTTATCATTCTTAAGCATACTCTCTATACAAAACCTAACACAAGCTGAGTTAGGATTAATTGCCGGGCGCCATGGGTCCATGGGCGCTTCGTCGTCACCCAAAAACCAACCGGGAACCCAAATGATGCGCCAAACGCCCCGCGCGATGCCTTCGAAGAAGCCAACACTGTCCGGAGGGACACATCCGCAGTTTGATGGATTGGCCGCTCCTGCTGATGGGCCGTCTCGATTGGCTACAAATTGTGCGGTTTCATTAGTACTATCCCCAAGTGTGTCGCCCCCATTAGGCGGATCCCACTTGCCTTGCCGGTCTGTACTTCCCTCCACCTCCACTTGATCTTTTCCGGCATGTGCCCAAGCATTAGATTCCCAACTCGTAGCCCATAAACTTGCTATCGCCCCAGCCAGCGCGACACGATAACTTTCGTCTCCGTAGTCCATCTTACCCAGCTTACCCTCTTTGATCTCATATTCTGTACCGTTCCACATGAACTTATCTCCGTTGTCCATAGCTTTAAGCGCCTTGTCCATCTCCTGCCATTCGAGCAACGTACCTGTCGTTTCGGGATTGCTTGTGTCACTTGTGTCTACGGTTCCAGTGAGACCGCCGGGAGGATCTACTGGTTCATTAGGGTTGCCTGCTTGGGTCTTGAACAGTTCTTCCCAAGACTTTGTATTCCCCCGCGTATCTTCCCAAGCGTCGTCCGCGAGTTCGTGGCAGTGACCTATTGTTCTATTGTAAACAAAGTCATCTATTACCGTTAATACCGCTTGTACATACCCATCACTTCCATCAAGCTCCGGGAATTGGACCAAGTCGTGCAATCTGTGGTGCTCGTGCTGAGTCCATTTGTCAAAT